TGGGTCAGTAACTGGGTCAGAAATTGACCCGGTTTCGGGTTTTTCTTGTAAAACTGGGTCAGTTTGCGGGTCAGAAATTGACCCAGTTCCTGATACGGTTTTTTTAACTGGGCTACTTACTGGGTCAGTAACTGGGTCAGAAATTGACCCGGTTCGCAATAGAAAATATCTTGTTTGACCTTCTGTGTTACGTGACTTTATGTCAGGAGTTTCGCATTTAATCATACCATATGATTCAAGGCGTTTCTTTGATTCTCTTATCGTAGTCTTAGAAAATCCTAATCTTACCGATAAATATCTATCACTATGCCCTATGGGCATCTTCCTTAATTCCTCGAAAGATTTAAGCAGGAACATGTACAAAACAGAATCAGTAGCACATATTTGTAGCTCTAAAGAAGTAACCCAATATTGATCCCAAAGCTGCTTAAAGGTCATAAAATAAAAAAGCCACACCCGGCAAGATGTGGCTATGGCTATTAAACCATATTATTACTTGTGTTTGCCGCCGCAAGTAATAATGAACAATCAAAGATAAAAATACTTTTCGGAAATGTCAAGGGTTAATTTTTTTTCTTCTTTCCGTTTATGATAATATTCATCCAGTTTATCTGAATCGTATTTACTCGTAAACCCTATCTCTTCCATTGCCTGGTCTGTTAAAGGTACAGCAATTGTTGAATGCCCATTGTTGTAATAACCAGGATCTGATTCTACTTGCTCTTTGCTATATTTCCCTGCTGCAAACGGGCTATAGGTATAGCCAGCATTATTATCCCTCCAAAACATAGGTGATTTACCATTGCCGTGTTTTACTGAAACTATTATGTATATCATGTGTTTTTGTTTTTATTTGTTAAAAATTAATCTTGGGTATCATCATCCATGAAACGATCCCATTCGTTTGTTTCAATTTGTGGTGTCATTTGCTTTTAGTCGTTAAGTTTGAAAATGTGCCACACTAGCGCGCCGTCCTGTACAGTTGAAACATAATCATGTTTGCTCATGTCATCAGGCAAATCCCATCCTGTTCCATAAACTCTGAATTTTATATTCATGTTATCGCTACGAATGTCACATAACGCCCAAAGTATTATGAAACCATTTTGAACCTGTACGGAAAGTATTTTATGATTGTGTGGCATTGAAATAACTTCTGATACATTGAACTTTAATATTTTATTCATGCTGTTTGTTTTAGTCTTTTTGTGAATGGATTGAAGCCTTTTAAATACAGTTCTATTTCGTCAATGTGCTGGTCATATTCTTTTTCAGTTGCGCGCCTGTTCTCTACCAATTTAATTGAATGAACTATTGTTGTGTGGTCAAAACCTCCGTAATGATCGCCTATTAGTTTTAGTGTACTATATCTAACATACTTCTTTGCTAAATACATACATACTTGTCTTGGTGCTACAATATCTGCCTTTCGTGTTTTTATAAACAGTTTATCCACACTAACGTTAAACAATTCACACACCTTTTCCTCTATTACATCATAGGTTACTACACCGCATGGCTTTTCAATAAGACCAGGGAAAGCATACGGATTAATCATAGTTCAGATTTATAACGCCATTGAAAACCGTACATTTCGCCTGTAGATCGTATCCGCTTACTTAACGTGTCAGGATTGGCATTTATGCTTACTGCTGCATCCCGTATGCTCTTATGCTCGGCTATTATTTTACCGTCTTTAAGTTGCTCGACTACTTTACTCCCTGGTACTTTGGATGGTCTGTTTCTCTTTTTGGGCTGTCTTACAAAATAGTTTGTTTCTCTGTAGCAGGAAAATGTTTTGTCTACGTCAAAATATTCGCTCATGGTTTGTCTACTATTAAAACTGAATGATTATTGATTGTTTCGCCTGTAACTATTAGCGGTTTGCGTTCCAGCTTTTCTAGCATATCTACTACGATGTCTTTTGCCATTTCCAGCTTTCGGATAAGCATGTTTTGATATTCAGTATTTGCTGGCACTTGTATTATTGCCAATCGGTGCGAATGCTCAACAGTTCGCGGGTCGTAGGAAATAAAAACGGCATGAGTCCTTTTTGTAGCCAATAGGTTGAACTGCAATTGTGCGTAATATTCCTCTTTGTTATCCTTTAGCCATTGGGCGGGGTTTTCATCCAGCGAACCAATCAGAAATTTAATGTGATTCGCTGAATTGAACGGACATTTTGCCTCAATGGTAGCATCCTCTCCCTGTAAGCCATCAGGGCTGCCACCCGAATAAGCATTATAAGGGAAATATTGAGGGTCTGCACCGCCGAAGTATTGCACCTTATTGCCCGTTACATGCTCATAGGTAAGGATTGCATCATTTTCGTTTGCGTTACCCCATTGGAGTTGTTTCAGGTCGGGCAATTCGACAATTTCACCCGTTATTATTTCGGCGACCTTGCTGTGTATATAGGTCATTGCCGTATCGCCAAATTCTACGCCCTTCTTTTTGCCCTCTTTGGTTAGTTTCCATATATCCGAAGCCGTGAATTTACCGAGGCGTTTTTTGAGCCATTCTGTGCGTAATTCAAACATGTCCATGTCTTAACCTATTTAGCAGTAAAACCTTCTTTTGCTGATTTTGATGCATCGGATTTGTCGGGCTGTTCTTTTACGAACAGATCGTGAAGGGTAGTTTCCCCGTTCTTCACAGCCGATACCATACCGCGCAATACGGAAAGTTTTTCAATGTCAATATCTTCTTTTTTGCGAAGCTCCAAAGCATCCAGTATTTGCTTTTCACTTATGCCGTTGTCAGTAAAGTATTTTACCGCCTTGTCTCTACGCGCTGTTAGTGTTTCAGCCGTACCCTTTGCCACTTCCTTTACACGCTCGTAAATGTCGCTTATCAAGGCAGCAGGAACGGCTTTAAAAACTGCATTCCTGAACGCTATAGCACACGCCGCATTTCCTGCTACTACCTGCATATCCTCATTGTATGTCTTGCCGTACTTATCGGTTATTCGGCGTTTCACCTCAACTGTTATACAGTTGTTGGTTTCAAGGTCATGGCATACACCCTGCGCGGTTATTGTTTTGCCGTCATTGGCTATTACCCTTGCGCCTGAACGGATATTACCATATGCAGCACACACTATTTCAGCCAATCTAACGCTCGGGCCTTCTATGTTTTTCCCTGAACGTGGTAGTGCATAGGTGCATGAGGCTGCAACATCTTCTGTTACTGTAGCCATGCTGGTTGCCTTATCCAGGAACATCTTTATGCTGCGCGGGAATGCCTTAGCGGTCGAAATCTGTATGTCAATCTCCGCCTTTGTTATTAAAGACAATGAGGCTTCCTGTACTTCTGTTATTACTTCTACCTGTTTATTTTGATCGCTCATGTTATTTTGTTTGTTGGGTTATTAAAGATTTACCTGTTAGTTGTTCTTAATTGCGCTCTATCTCAAACAGTTTTCCTGTTGTGAACATAGATTTATCAGCTTTGACTTTTTCAAGTTCCTCCTGTAGTTCTTCTGCATCCATTTCACGGATAATGGCATTGTATGATACTTGCATCGCTACAAATGTTTACGGTTAACGTTAAAGGTTCCATTGTATTCCGGGTTAAAGCACTCCATTGCTGCAAACAAATCAGGCATACCGCGCTCTTCCCTTATTTCGGGGTCGTTGTGTTCGTCAATGCTTGGCGTGTATTCGGCTACCCTGTTTTCTTTTACATTGATGATTTCAGCCAATATGTTATGAAAGTCAATGCTGTTTTTGTATTCCTGAACCCACCAGTAGGCATTGAGACACTTGTTGTCATGTACATACTTCATTACTTCGTCAACTGTTAGCGCCTTTTCTGTGTAATTAGGCTCTAGTTCTTCGGGCATGTTGTGCGTGTAGCACTGGCATGTGTAGATACCCTCATTGAGCGTGTAATCTTCTACGGCTAGTCTGTAGTTTGCGGCTTTCATGGCTGAATATTTAAGGCTTTGTGAATAATGGCAGTATAATGCTCCATAGCGTTGGCAACTCTGTTAAATGCGTCTTGAGCCGAAACATTATCCTTGTCATGGTTAAAGTTATTCCACATCCATTCAATAGTATCTTTTGCATCTTTCAGTGCTTCCAGCAATTCAGGTGCAGCGGCCATTATACAAGCGTTGTGGAACTTTTGCTCATGGGGCATTCTAATATAGCCTGATTCAGCGTCTGCTATTTTCCATTCGCCTGTTATTGTATTGTTGCCCAATTGGGTTTCTATTTTAGGAACAGACCATATTTTAAACCCTTTTCTTGTCCACGGGTACGGCGTTCCTTTGAAATCGTAATTCATATGTGGTTTTTTATTGGTTAATGTTTAAGGCTTTGCGAATGGCTTGTTGTTTAAAATCCCTTATGAAATCCTCACACGGCTTAAGAGATTCATGATAATATAGAGTTTTCCCATTTAATCCTACAACCTCCCAATCTTCCGTGTCAGTATTCAGAATAGTTTTAATTAATAGTGCTTCCAGCAGTTCAGGCGCACTGGCGATTAAATGCCTGTTTGCTTCCATTTCTTCACCTGTACCGTACACAACGCAGATGGTTGACATTTTAAGCGGGTCATTTGGGTATGTCTGTACGCTGTTTACGTGTCCTAATTCCCATTTTTCTTTTGTTCCTTTAAATTCGTAATTCATACATTTTGTTTTTATTATTTACGGTTTGCTTTTCTTGATGCATTTTGCATTCTGATACGCCTTTTGTTTCTTGGTATTTTAGTAGGTGGCTTATATTCTTTGTAGTCTATACAATCAGGTTCCCACATTCTTACGCTAGGGCGATTTTTGTATTCAAATTCCCATTCGCGGCTATAAAGATGGGTGTGACCATATATTTCTGCAATTGACGGTCCCATACATTTTGTTTTTAGTGGTTATAATCTGCCTCGGCTTGCTAAATGTCGAAGGTCTGATATTTTAGATGTTATCTTTTTGCCTCTGCCAGTTTGTAAATATGCTGTATTAGTACTATAATCTAGTTTCTTTAAAATCCAGACACATGCTTTGTTAGCCCATGCCAAATGATAGCTTTCTTCTATTTCTGGATTTTCTACAGGCTTAAAAACTTTTTTAGCTGTTTCAGGCTTTAACATAATATTTTTTTTAGTGATTATTTATTTGGGTTTTTCTTTGTTATCTTCTCATCATGTGCTAGGTGATGATCGACAAACTTAGTAAGGCTGCCGTATTTTTTTTCTACCTCTTTTAAGTGTGTGGGGTAGATACTTACACTCCTTTGCTGTTTGGTTTCTTTCTTTGTTGCTTTTGCCATTATTTACTTTTTAACCAGTTAATAAATTTTAAAAATATTCCTTATGGTCTCATGGGGAAACCATCATTGTGTTTATTTACTATTTCTATAAATTCATCCTCACTTCTAGCAGGTGCAGTAATGTCTCCGTATAAATCTCTATCTTTTTGATTTACATAGTAAGAATACATTATTTTATCCGATGGGACTTTGCCATTCCTTTGCTCCCATGACTGTATGCGCTGATCATTTGCTATTTTTATCTGTCCGTATAATTGTGTTTTTTTCATATAGATTATCGTTTTTTGTTACACAAAGATAAGTTGCCATAAACAAACAACCAAACATTTGAGCAATTATTTTTAAAATATTTTTTACCCAATAAAAAAAGGCAGGTAGAAACCCGCCCTTATTGAATTCTCAACCAATAATATTTATGAAAAATCCTTGTCGAAATCGTTAACCCTGTTAAGCCAACCTATGAGGAACTTATTTTGTGCTGGTTTATCCTTTACTATTTTCTTGTAAAAGCTGATACGCGCCATGCGTAAAGGCTCGTATAATGCCCCGTTGTAGTTGTTTATAGCGTGTAGGGTTTGATTGCCTAGTATCCCGTCTTGTGTAGTGCCTACAATGCGTTGTACGGCCTTTACTGCATGACCACCGCTGTTAACGTACCAATCGAACATAAAGGCGGCTATTTTATCATTACAAATCCCATCTGCTTTTATCGCATCCCAATAGTGCTTTTTGTAGAAGGATTTAACATCATCTTCTAAGTCCTGGTATATCTGCCATTGCTTTGGTTTGCGTTGGTCTATTATCTTCCAGCCTGCCCAGTTAGGGTTATGCTTTCGTGATATTCCCCTGTAAGTTTGAAGCCCGCCTAAGTCTACTTCATCTTCACCATATCCTCCCTCCCATTTTAGTATAAAGTCAATTGCTGCATCAAAATTAGCCATAGAAAAAGGCACGGGGGTTAATCCGCGCCTTGTAAAGATACAGAGGAATAAACTATTTTAAAAGATGGGAATGCTCGTATAGGTTGCCGATAACCTCGACTGTATTATCTAATGCCATATCATCCGCTCTGCCTTTATGCTCATTCTTGTACTGGAAATACCACCCAGTAGCATATATTCCTTGACCCCAATCTGTTGTATAAACGCAAAATTCGCCAAACATTACCACGCCTACATATGGAATGCCTGTAGGGTTGTGCATAGAAACAATATCACGTTCGTAGATTTCAACTCCGTTTTTATCATTTATTTCCGTGAATTGCATCACCCTATCTGTAATTTCCGGTACGCTGTTTTCTTTCCAATTGGCACGACCCAAACGGTCTATAAAATCAGGTGAAACCATTTCTTCGCCGTTCCATGCACGGAATTTAAGTTCTCTGTTCATACCCTTACTTTTTATCCTTTATGTAATGCCCCAATGCGTAAAAGTCCGCTTGGCTTTCTTTCAGTTCTGTAGCGTGTTCTATAAACAGGGATTTAGCCCCTAGTATAGCCAAATTGCGCTCCTTTTGGGTTGCTGCTGTACGTAGCCAGTTGAGATAGCAGTTAAGGCTTTCCTCGGGGCTTGTAACGTCTGCGCACGGATCGTTTTTCAATTGCCTTAATATCCAATCCAGTGCCTCGACTGCTTTTGCCCGTCCGAAGTCATCAATAAACGTTGGTGTCCATTCGGTAATGGCTACTGCTGTATCGCTTTCGAGTGCTTTTTTGAGTAGCTGGGCGAATTGCTCCGCGCGGTCTAGCACCTCATCGAGTTCCGAAGGGATAAGATTACCAAGAATCTTTTTTACGTGTTTAGCGAACCAATCGCGGATTTGCTCAAAGATGTTTTGTTTTGCCATAGTTAATGATATTGAAGTGATGATAAATCTATTTGTCTTTTATTGTAAATGTGTTTTTTCAGTTGATGGCGGTACTTAGTTCCATGCCTAATATATTCACCAGTAGCGTACCAGGGCTTATCGCCCCACCATGCATTACCGTGAAGAAAACCGCTATTGCCATGTAAAAATGCCAATTCTTCAAAGGTCACATATTCGATTGATTGTTTAAATTCACGCTTTGTCATCGTTAAACGGTTTGATAAATACTTTCTTCTATTAGTTCGGATATGTCCATTGGTGGTTGAAGCTCGCGGAATTGCTTCATATCAAAGTAAGGCTCGTAAAACCCATTTATGTCAAATGCATTTTCGTTAGGTATTTCGCACAAGATAATAGCAGGTTCACCTTCAACCATATCAATATCTTCAATGGTGTAAATTATACCCATAACAGGGTAATTTACATTTGGCAGTTTAAAATTAAAATCTTCCACCAATTCGACTAAGCTACCTACTTTCATTGTTTTTTATTTTATCAGTTAGTATTTGTAGTATTTCAGAGTAGTTAGATGGGGTGATAATTAAATTAATATGGTCATAATTGCTCCAATATAAAATTATCTTATTATTTTCGCATATGTACATGTATTCTAAAGGAAATTCTTTCCGCTCTTTAATCTGCACCTTATTCCACTTTTCATCATCCACATACCCCACCTTTATTAAATCATGTCTTAGCTTGTTTAAAAGCTCGAAGTTATCAGGACAGTAGATAATCATGATGTAGTAAGTTTATGTTCCCCAATTGATATTATTCTGTCATCCTTCACACTATAATAAATAGCAACAGGATATGCTGTCATTACCCTTCCGTATCCATCCCATGCAAAGCACATATACTGTTTATCAGGTTTTTCTTTTGCCATTTTACGCGCAGCAGATAGTAGTTTAGGCTCATTTTGCTTAAAAGCCTTGTACACATCGGGGTCAATTTCTTTCAGTGTATAAAAATCAAGTTTACCACTCATAACATTAGCCCTTTATCGGTTAGTAATTGCTTTATGGATTCGTAGGATTCTGAAACTATTATATAAACATTTGGTGAATGATAGTTGTATTCATACATGACTTTTGCGCCTTCATTTTCTGGAATTATATCATTTATCTTAAATACATTAAACAGCCTCTTGCCTTGTTCTGTGCTCAACTCTACAAACATACCCTTACCGCTTTCTTTTGCTTTGGCTTCTTCGTAGGGTATTAGATCGGATTCAAGGAAATAGTCGCCATCTTCTCCCACGTATGAATTATCGCATATCCATTGGCCTGCATTTACATCAAAATACTTAGCATACAAATAAGGTTGCCCTGTCTCTTTGGCTAATCTCCAAGAAACCGAACCTTCTCGCGCTTCTTCTGTAGGCACCACTTTAGTTAGAAATTTCATATTTTTTTTGTTTTTAGTTGAAAATCAAGATTAATACTATTACGCCCAATATCCAGGCAAATATTCCCGCTACTCTTTCTGTGTGCTTATCCATATGCTTTTATTATGTAGTAAGCTAAAAGGGCTGCACCTGCATAAACGGGTAGTTCAACGAATAGTACACGGAGTAGGATTTTATTACGGCTCATTTTTCAGGATTGTAGAATATTACTGCCAGAAAAATTATAGCCCCTATGGCTATCATTGATGCGCCCATGTAAGTAGCCCCAATATCCAAAGCAAAGCCGCCTAGCACAATTACACATACGCTAAACACAAAAGCATCACCTACATGCGATTTGTCTTTCTTTTCGCTCATTACCTGCTGATTTTATGAAATGAAAGATACATTAATAACACCCCAGCAAAACTGGCAATAGCACACATACCAATCAGCCCCATATCAAAACAAAATGCACCAATTGATACTATTGTGAAGCCTGTAAAGAACATCTTTCTTTCTGCTTTAGTTTCCTTTGTCATGTGTTGATCTTTTTTAGTTTACACTTAAAGAATTACATACAGGGCATCTACAATCATCATAGTCCCCTGTATCTGCAATTGCACCGCCGCCCATTAAATATTCACTACTTCCAAACCATCCGCATTTTTCGCATTCTGCATCAAACCAGTGCCTTTCATTGTCGGGCAGTTTTTCAAAGTATTTATGCCCAAACTGCAAATTGTGCATAGCGTGATATAATGCCTCTATTTGTCCGTCTATTTTATAGTGTTCTTCATCACTCTTAACGCTATGATGTTTGCTAGACACCTCTTTAAGTAATTCATTTAATACTGTCAGGTGTGCTTCTGTTATTAGCCTCATAGTTCATCCATTTTAGGCAGTAAATCAGATACCTCACAGTTAAGACCCTTTGCAAGACGGTACAGGGTGTGTATGGAAACATTACGTCCTTTCCATATGCTATAGATAATAGAACGATCCATTTCTATTAGCGGTTCCAGTTGTTTAGGCATTACGTTTTTACTGTGCATGATTTCGCGAAGTTTGTAGCCCACTTTCTTTTCTAATTCTTTGATTTTTACCATATGATTCTTTTGCCCCCAAACCCCGCTTTAGGGTCGGGGCGGCTGGGTTAATTATGAATATTCCTTTTAGGATAACACTCTATACAATAAGGTGGACTGTTTTTAGTAATGCTAATATTATTGCCATCTACATAATGATATAAATGTTTAAAGCAAAACACATTCATACACCTTCTACATTTACCTGATGTTTTCTTAACAACTTCACACCCACACGATGCTACAAACGGCTTATTTCTTCCCATGTGTATTTTTCTTTCAACCTAGCTATTGCTTTTTCAGTACACATATACGCATTAATATTACCTGTACATGTACACTTACTGATTCCTAATCCAGATAATTCAACACCTGGTTCAGCTTCAACTTGCCATTTACCTTTCAGGCTTTGTGTGTAATAGATTGTGATTTGCATATCTTTTTGTTTTGTTACACAAAGATAATGACGTTTAGATAATAAACAAATAAATTACTAAATATTTTAAAAAATAAATAACCCCTGCTAAGACTAGCAAGGGTGGATATATAGTATAAGAGAGAGAAAAGGGGGGCTGCCCTATGTTATGTATAGGTCAGGTCAATCACTTGATTTCCTGTTTATCATTCGTAAAACTATATCCTTATAGTCAAGATTAAACATTACTGTCATCAGTTCTTTGCTTACCATTGTAGCGATAGGAACCATTATGTAGGATGCCTTATCCCATTTGAAATAGGCGCATAGTATTGATGTTACAATGCCGCAAAACAAACCTGCTCCAAATGTAGCACACACGCTCCAAAATGTAATTTTCCTACCCTGCAAAATCTCATAGGATATTTCCCGATAATACCTACCAGCATCCCGAATACTGTACTTAAAATCCATACCCACGCCTTAGTGAATAGGGCAATTGTTTCGTTTTTAATTTCGTCTATCAAGGTAACCGGGATTTGAGAGCTTGTAAAAGTTCTTTCTTGTCGTTTTCAAGGGATTTTATTCTTTCGTTTTTGGCTTTATCATTGGATTTTAGCCACATGCCCCAGCCCGTTAAAAGGGTTCCTCCCACACCTAAAATCCATGTAATAAGCTCCATCATTCGTAGCGATTAAGCAAGTCTTTTATTATCCTTGCATTATTCTTACGCAATATACTATTTTCTACTTTAGGGTAAAGGTCTTTTACCCAATTGGCTACCTTCAAAAAGGCTCCTTCTTTGTCGTCTTTGTTGATGTACTTGTATATGCCCTCGTTTACGTATTCAATTACCGCATCTACATCGTTTGTATCGCTCATTACGATGAAATAACAGTCCGGGCGTACCTGCTTTACCCTTCGGATTATATCAATGCCAAAAACGCCTTTTAATTGATGGTCTATGATACATATGTACACATCATCGGATAGGCTGCTTAAAAACTGCTGATGATCGGCAAAAAGGCGGTAATTATTGATACCCGTATTCTTAAAATGCTTGTCCAGCACTTTTAAAAATACATGGTTGTCATCAAGGGCATATGTTAGTATTGCTATCTCCATTAGTCACGCGGAGCATTCGGGTCTAACTTAACAGGCTCAACACCCAGAAAACGCGCCAATACAGACACAAAGCCCGTAAATACGGCCATGTACTTTAGTATCAGGTTTTCCGTTGGTATGCTTACGCCAAAATCCGTTAGATTGATTTGGATAGACAGAAATGCATATATCGCAGTAATCCATGTTAGGGCGCGTACTGTTTTGCGCACCCACATTGGCGTAGGAGTATCCAAAGAAATTACTGTCTTTTGTGCTGTTTCGGTTGCCATAATGAATATTTTTAGTAATTTTGAATTGCGATAATTATTCAAAATAGACCACTAAGCTGTCCTAACAGGGCGGCTTTTTTATTTGTACCGCCCTGCTAATTTATCCGCTTCGGCTTTCTTTTCTTTCCTGTATAACCTTATTTCATTGAACAAAACCAAAACAAAAAACACATACTCATTTGCTCCAAATTCATAAGGGTTAAAGAAAAGCCAATCTGATATAAAGTTTACTGCGCCTGCCAAAAACAACCTGATAGATAGTTTATCCATCTTGGCTGTAGTAGGAAAGAACAACGCACCCGCTACCAATAGTTCATAGATAGACAACCCTATGTAAAAAGCACGGTCTGCCATTTCTTCGCTACCCCAAATAGAGCGTATGCCCGTTATCAGGGATATGAATGTAGCAGCCAAAAGCAAAGCGGATTTTTTAGTCATTACCAGTGTGGTTTTTTGATTGGGATTTGTCCCCAAAGGCTAGTTGAACCGCCATTAGGCAAGTACACGTCTGTATATTCTTGTGCATCCAGTTCATACGGCTCTGATGTGATATGATTCTCAAATTCGGCACTTGGTAATGGGTCTGCCTGCGCTATCTCCATTTGAAGGAATTTACCCTGCACTACATCACCGTTGCTGTCTTTCAGATAACCGCATATCAGTTTAAAACGGCTGTCGTTCTCTGCCAATTCCTTTGCTGTCCATGCGTTTGTAAAAGTTTCGCCTGCTATTACTAGCGGTATGTCGTTCTTCGATTCAATAGGGAAAAATACCCGTTTGTTTGACATTGTTCTGATTTATGATTGTTTAGTAAAAAATTATGTCCAATACTAGCTTTACATTTTGCGGATCGGGCGCTAATATTGTAGGCAACCCCGAAAGCAAATTAGTAGAAAGCAATGTCAATGTTGCAGTGTTTGTTTGATTGATAATGAAACTAGCACTATTTGATGTAAGGGTGGTAACTGAAACTTGCGGTGAATTGCTTGTAGTGGCTCCTACTCTATATCCTGTTACTGCTTTAATCTTAAACGCTGTAGCACCTATATTGCTCATTAGGGTCGCAAAACTGATTGTAGGTGTTGCTGTCGATATGGTAAATGTATCTGTCATGGGCATACCATTTGAAGATATTAGCCCGTTCTTATCGTAAACCCTTGTCTTGCCTGATGCAGTTGCAGCAGCATTCCAGTTGTTTACATTGGTATATGTTATGGCCTTTACTGTTGCGCTTACCGTTGGGTCTGATTCTGTTATTGTAACTGCTCCCGTTTGTCCGTTAACACTAGATACAGGCGCGGTTTGCAAATACCTTCCATCGGATTGCGTTTTAGTATAGTAATTACCGAACTGGCTATTTGTAGCCGCTTGGTTATTGTTGATAGTAGTTTTCATTGCATTAATACTATCAGCCGCTACACTGGTTTTCATAAAGGTGGCATCGGCTGCATCCTTAGTATATACCGTTGTGCTAGTCGATGATGCCTTTATAGTGTTGTTGGGATCGTTGTTGTCTACCCATAATATTTTTGCCGTATTGCTCATTGTTACAGGCGCGGCATTGGTAGCGTTTACCCTGGTTGCTGATTGTGCCGAACCCAATAACGTACCTAAGAAAATGTAAGCCGTAAAGATGTATTTCATGGTTATAGATTTTAAAGGATTACAAATTTATCGTCACCTATGTACAGGAACTTTGCCGTTTCGTGTTCCGATAATAGCACATAGTTTGATTGCCCGTTAATAGTGCCGCTATTGTCTACGTTTACTGTAATGGTATTATTAGCGTGCGTTTTGACCACATAGAACATTTTACCCACCATTATTTCATCTGTTGGCAGTGTAGATGTGTTGCTATTTGAACTTGTATCTACAAGTATCACTTTGGCGTACTTTGGAACGCTGTAAGTGGTGTCGGCTGTGCTTTGAACGTATATAGTTGCCTGTGGATTAGCAGAGTTTGCAAGAGCTTCCCCAAATCCTGCGCGATCTACATTTAAAAAGCCATATACAGACATTAATTCTGAATGCGGGTCAGGATAGTTAGCCTGTAAGTAGGTTAGTATTTCTAACCTATCCGAGGGGCTTTTACTTTCCAAAATCATCATTAATTCGTAACCTGTCATAGTGATATATTTTGTTTTTATAAACCGTATGTATAATCTATTAATGCTCTCCAAGTAATATTAGTAGCAGCCAAGCCTTGTACATATACTTCAACGTTAGTACCTACTACCCGTGCTGATATGGTAACGCCATTTAAGGGTGCATCAGAAACCTGTGAGCCTACATTTACAAATCCGTTATTACTCACTGTTCCTGATGAATTTCTATATAAAAACGAGCGTATATAACGCGAGTAGCTATTACCGCTTTTACCTGTTACATCCATAAAAAAAGTTACAAAATCCCCATTATTAGGCAACGACATAGTATATATGGGTGTTATAGTAGCATCTGTTGTAGTTACATTAGCTTTAACAAGCGTTTTAAGCCCAAGTTTCACACTATCCAAACTAGGCTTTACCCTCTGTGCTAATGTATCAGCAAGACCAACAATAGTACTTTGCGCCTGTGTACCTGCATGGTTTGCGCGGTTGCGGTCGGCGGTGCTGGCATTATCGACATACGTTTTTACCGCATTCTGTGAAGGGTAAAGCAGGTTGGATGACCCTAAAGACGTGTTTGTGCTTTTATTGGCTAAATCTTCTGCATTCAAATATGTTCTTATATCAGCCACGTCACGCGTTTCTATTTCGCCGTTTGTAGACGCACCTTTTGATATTACAGGAAGTTCAAAGGCATCCGCTGTAGTAACATAGTCTTTCAATACAAGTTGGTCGTTAAGTACCAGTTTCCCGCTCATGGTATCGCCTGTCTTTGATACCTTGTTATTTATTCTGCTAGACAATGATGTAGTATCTACGCCATTTATGGTAGTTTTCTCCCAAATGCCTGTAGTTTCATTCCTTACAATGGCTTTATAACCGCCTGTGGTGTAATCGCTTGCAGTAGCCTTTATTTTAAGGTTATTGGTAATTTGGAAGCTATCTGCTAAGTTTCCTTCTCTCTTTAACGATACTATCGGGGCTACCTGTGAAGTATGCGCATTACCATTGATAAGATTGTATTTCGCATCTACTTGACCATTTCTTAAACCTAAAATATGTCCTCCAGTTGCATTACCTGAAAGTACAGTCATTGCGGTTTTATCTACGCCGCCTGAATTGTACCTGAATACTGTTTGGTTAAGTCCTGAACTAATATAGGTACCGCCGTTTACTTGTAGTCTATAATCGCCGCTATCCGCTTTGTTTATCCAAACTTCGCCGTCTGCTTCCAGGTTGTTAGTATGTATGTCACGCCTTGAAAAGATGCCCCATTTTTTGTTATTAGCCATAAAGTCAGAACGTGCCTTACTTGAATCAATACCCGTTAAGTAGTTTTCGCCATTGGGGGCGATGAACATACCATTGCGTAAATAATTTGGAGTACCATTGTTCTGAAATATACCCCATGCACCTTTCATAGGTCTATCCAGGTCATTATTTGACAGGTATATAGCAGCATTACCTGTATCTGCAATGTTGTCAATGTCTGATAATCGCCAACCTATCAGGTAGTCAACATCAAGATTAGACGACCCTGTAAGATTCATCAAATCTATCTGCCTGAACTTGGCAGATGTCGCCGCGCCTAATCCCATTCCGAAATATGCTGCTGCATATGGGATAGTACCGGATGACCCGTTTTGCGCCCCTATAGTGCTTGAAAATCCAATTGTTGTTGGGTGGGATGGGATTGTACCTGTGCCCCATGCTTGGGTATTGGCTGACCCCACTTGAGCATTAATGCTAATACCCCTTATTCCTGCGGCTGCACTGGATGAAGTTGTACGGGCAACCCTATTGAGTATGTTTATTGTAGTAGGCGCTGCTGCTACTGGATTGACTGAATCTTTGCTAATAACTAATGTAAAGCCATTAGCAATAGCTGCATTAGAAATAGTATCACCTAACACCAATACACGTCCGTTGATCGTCCCTTTTGTTCTAAATCCTGAATCCTGAATAGGAACGCGCGTAGCCCTTAGAAATTTAGACAAGCTATCTGTAAGCTGTTCTGTTGTGACACCGCCACCGCTGCCACCCTCAACCAAAATCACATTACCTGCCGCATCCGTACTTAACACCTGATTAGCTGCATTTTTCAGTCCGCCAAATATTACTTTGCCATCCATTCGCACACCCGCGCCTCTTATTTTGGTTGTATCCTCGGGGCGTGTAGCACCTATTTGTGTTGTGCCTTGCCCGTATGTAAATAAGGGCATAAATGCCAGTATGTATAGTAAATATCTCATGCTAAAAATATAGTCTTATTGTTACGTCTGACAATCCCTCTATTATGGGGCTTATTATCGTATCGTCTACCTGTGTAAAGTTCGCAGGGTTAAGGAATGCCGTTTCATAAGATAAGCCTTTTATTTCCTTGCCTTGTATTCTGGCATCCTGTATTGTGTCTGAACCATCGGCAATAACATCAATGTAGCGCAAAAAGCCCTGTGCGCCTGAAAGGTCTATCTTTCTTGTTTCGTATTCCCCACCGCCAACAGGAACGGCTACGGGGATAAATGAGCCATCAGGGAAACTATCGCCTTCCAGTAGCTCTAATTCTTGTATTTCCATATTTGAAATGCCTTGTATGTTAATTGGATTGCCCAAATGATCGGTAATAGCTTCGCCATCGTCTGTTATTAGGTATGCTACCTCTACATCTTCACCCCGCCAAATAAATATGCACCCACCGCATAATGATGCTAATACAGCCATATTAATCAGTTTGAACTACCCATCCTGCTGCGAGCATTTTATTTTTAGCCAAAATACCGTTACCACTCGGCGGTGCTGGGGGTGTTTGGTTTTTAATAAATATGTTCTTTGCGGGTGTGGGGTAAGTAAGTTTATTGGATAATACCACTAATATGTTATTGACATTCGCAACTGGCAGCGCATTTGCTCCGAAGTTCACCGCCCTTAGTACGCTCCATTTTAATGTGCCGTTTAAGTTCAGTGAGGTAAAGTCATAATCGTCCATATTGCAGCTAATGATCTGCATTTGCTCCAATACCATGTAGGCATCTTTTACCCAATCAGTATTGATGGTAACGCCTGAAAAATCAGCGTAGAATATAAACAACTCCTTTAGCTTGTAAGCATTGCCATACCCAACAAGGTTTTTAAGCACCGAATAATCAGCCCCGCCGTTGGGGTTAAATGGTGGCTGAAACTTTAGCCCCGTGCCCTCTATTGGTGTGCCTGCTACATTGTTTGGCGCCCACCAAAATGTTGCCGTGTATGTATTTTCTGCTGAATAGGTGTGTTGCTCAATATGGTAAGATGAATTAAAACCAAAGTTATTTGCTACCATAGGCGAACCATCCCCCCAATCCACCGCGCAATAAAACTGCCTGTGCTGGAACCTGTATTGCTGTGAAGCCGAAAAGGTTTCGACAGTCATTTCTATTTTCTTGGTGGCTATTACGTTCTCATTAGAGACGCGGTAGTTTTCCCCTTGTCCATTGGTGTAACGTAATGATGTACCCGACCTGCTGAATGTTCCCTTTAACCCCTGCTGTAGCTTTAGGCCTGCATTTAAATCAGCCGCGAAACCGTCAATATCTCCGTCACTCTCAAATACACGGGCATCAGGTACAACCGCAATACGGCTAAAACCGTCCTCCATGACGTTAAAAAAAACATTGAAAGGGTAAGGGCGATCAAACAACACAATCGTATCTGTACCAACGTAGGTAATACCCTGGTTTAGTTCAGCATCCCTTACCGTTACACTAGCCTGATACAACGGCGTAATGCCGTCCCTTGTAGGCAGTTCTATTTCTTCGTTGGTAATGAATGTTTGGGTATTTACGCAAAACTTATCGCAGGCCAATATATAGTTGAGCGCGTTTACTTCAAAGTCTGTTAAGTTCTCAAAATAGAACTCATACAGATTATAGGCATAAGACGTTACTTTTACCATCCTTTGCGCCTGTGAGATAAAATCCGATTCTTCGCGTTTTGGCTCAATGGCTCCAATCTTAAATGGGAATCTACGCCCGAAACCTGTGCTATGCTGCTCAAATAGTGTTTCTAATCGGTTGGTATCGCATGTGTATTCCAGACGCTCCGTACCCTCGTGTTCTTCTTTGAGGTCTATTACTTCACTCCTGAAAGCGGCTGTATTGATACCATCGTAATCAATCTCTATTGCTACGCGGTAAAGACCCTCGTCATTTTCGTCGAAGTAGTCCGAAAACCTGAAATTGTACTGTAGGGTATTGTAGGCTACTGTATTGCCCTTATTGTCGTAGCCCTTATAAACACCTTTGTCAATATAAGAAACGTCTAAAACAAAGATGCTATTGCCCTCGCAGTCGGTTATACTGGCATTTACGTCAATGGCTGCTGCTGTAGTGTGAAACTGCAATACAATACCATCCCCAAGTGCTACTTTTTGCGTATATTTTTTACGCATGTAGTTTTGCTGATAAGGCAACCTGTTACTTAGGGTATCATGCCCCAAGAAAATATCATCGCCCATTACTTCATCGTTTACCTCAATCGCAGGGACTAAGGTAAGACTACACAATGGGCTGATTATGGTTGCTTTATATGCCATTTATTCTTCGGGGAATATATCTTTCAGTTTTTCTTTGAATGTCTCTAATGCTATTAGAGCCGCATGAAGAGAACCCGCTGAAATATAGTCCTCTTCTCGCAAATATTCTTTTATTTCCTCTTTTGTGCTTTCTATGCCTCCGTCTATTTCAGCATAAACTTTCTGCATTACTTCTTGTGGTGTCATATGTGCGTTTTGTTTTCGTTGTTATATATTTTTCAAATCAGTCTCAAATTGCCCTTTTATAACAAAATCTGCAATCCTTTCGGTGATATATTCAAAATTTTGTCGCCTACGGTCATCGTAATCTATAACGCCTACTGCATCAGGGCTAAATATTATTTCCTTTGCGATCCGAACGCAATCCATCCGCGCTTTCAATTGTAGTTCTTCATTTGTAATCATACAATTTGTGTGTTTAAAGGTTATTATTTGGTGAACTCAATAGCTTAAATTTTGCTCCTTCGCGGCCTTTTACGGTAAGTTCCACAATAAACCCTTCATACACAACACCATCAAAGCTAAACCGTAATACGCCGTACTTGTTTTGCTCTAGCAAATATATAAAATTATTGGGCAACTTCTTAGCATCGAAAGTGAAATATTGAGGCTTGAAAAGTAGCGGGGCATAGGAGAAATCATAAGGGCTTGTGTATTCTTTGACCAATCCGCTTGAATAGGTACTGCTAGTTGGCAAAACACGGAACCTTTTATTTAATTCAAGGCTATTACCCGTTTTGTACAAAATGCTGTGTATCTCCGATACTTTGCGATCCAATGACCTACGCGGCGATAATGGCCAGTTAAAGGGATTCATTGGGAACGGGAAACCCGTATAAGCACCCGGGCGAAGCAAGCCATATTTGCCCGATGTAGGTCTAGGGGACACGTATAGCAAGTACACGTTATCCGTTGCATTATCCCTTTTATTGGTGTCCTTTTGCAGACTTTCATTTACTTTTTCGACAATTGGGAAAGGGTCTGCAATGTAGTTTGATTTAGCGTCTAGTTCCTCAAACTTTTGCTTTATGGAACTCCCCCATTCAACGGGCGTGTTAAATGCGAATTGGGCGTTACCGTTATCCGTATCGTCAAATTCGTAGCCTAATATAAGTTTGTTAAATATCTTATCTGCTATTGGCTCAATGACCAAATTAGCCACTTCGCCAATATCTGCTATAAGCAAATCTTTTCGGTAAAATTCTACCATTGGGGCTATATACACGCCGTTATTTACCACACCAACGCCAATAGATGCCCTGCTTTGAAGGTCTTTTATTGCCTCTTCAAAGTTCATGTTAATCCACTGGTTAGCATCTCCCCTTAATGCTGTGTCGGACGTCACAACAACGTCTCTCACGATCATATCCCTTTCTTTGTAATCGCCCGAAAGGTAGTTTGACGGTGCTATGGTGTATTTGTTTTCGGTCATCTTGTACACCAATTGGCGCAAAGCCCCGAAGTACCTTAGACCCCGAACCGTTACGGCTGGTAGTTGAAACCTTGTATCTACACGGAAATAATCTGCATCACCTATAGCGTAACTAAACCCATTACGCCCCACAACGGGCGAAGTTACCTTATCGGCTAAATAAACCTCTATGGCTTGGCCTGATTCAGCGGCTACGGCAATATCCTGGTATTGAATGTATATGTTGCGATCCGAACCAGGGGCGAGCGTGTTAGGGTCTTGCCAAAGCAAAGTTGCACTTACCGTTACATTGGAATCAATTGATTGCTTTACCACCGCATATAGTTGCAGGCGTACATTATCAGCACTGGCAGCCGAATTTTTGTAATAAGCCGCAAAGCCACCCGAAAACAGATAGTTGCCCGACCTGTTAACGACTATCAAAAGCTGGTTTTTCTGCGCTACCGAAGCATAGGTAATTACCTTCCCTGTATTGGGGTATGCGCTTATTTCGGAATATTCGGTATTCTTATCGTATATAGATAGAGGGATATACTTTTTAGCCCAATAGGCATCAGTTTTGTCATTGTCTACAAAGTTGGATATAAGCCATTCCTGATAGCCGTATAGCCACATGCCTGCTATCTCTACGTCTACTTTTTCTGACTGCTGGTAGCTTAGTGTGTAGGTTTTACCCGCGTTTGCCTCCAAATACGAATTAATACCGCCCTGTTTCAGTTCGCACTCTACGGTATCAATAGTGTCTTTGTAGGTAGCCCACTGGAAGTCAAAGATACCCATGCTTATAAAGTTTTGGGTAGTAGTGTCTTTGATTCTTATTTCAAGCTGTATGGTTCCGTTTACACCGTATGTATTGTATGAATTGCGTATTGCCTCGGCTAGGGTGTCAACAAAAGTTAAAGATGGTATTATTGAATCAAATATCCCGTGATATGTTTTGTGCCGTACATACTCCTTAGATAAGTCCTGCCATCTATCCACACAATCACGGTGTGGCTTTTGGTTAATACTGCCATCAGGCGCGATATATTGACCCGCGCCATCCAGTAAATAAAACTCGTATAGTATCTCTGTACTCAACGGGGTAAAGATAATAAAAAAGCCCTACAAATTAATGCAGGGCTTGCAAGTCGTAGGAATCACGACAAACCTACGAAAGGTCTTTGATTATCTTTTCTATCTTATCGCGCTTTTTTTCTAATTTAAGTAGTTTTATTTTCGCTTTTCCTAATACCTGTTTTTTAGCTTCGGCTTCACTCATTGAATAGTCTGATTTACTTAAATATGAGTTGTGCATCGCTCCTTTAGGAAGGTAATAAGTTATACTGTTAATTATTTTAGCATCTACAGTAAATATACCCTTTGTCTCCCAATACCTAGTTACCCAAATGGTTGTTGTTTCTTTCATAATCGTGATTTTTAAAGTGAAACACAAACATACAAAAAACACCCCTATTTTACAACAGGGGTGCTAAAAACAAAAATATATGAATAGACTACAGAAGAAATAGCCTGTACAAAGATAAAAAAAGTCCTGTAGAAACAAGACTTTTACTTCACACACATGAATTACTCACTTATTGCAAAGATATATTAATTCATTGATTTGCGCTGACTTGGCAATAAAATACCCTTTTTTTGGGTAGTTGGCCTGTTGATACGCCCTATTTTATAGTCAATACTAGCCAAGTAAGATTCCATTTTATCGGTCTTTATCTGCTGCTGGTGCTGCATGGATTTTATTAATCGTTCACTTAAAAATGGCAGCTTGGTTGCCCATTCGTTTTGCGGTATAACTCTAGCATGGGCAGGCGCGGTATAGATACCTTCTTTGCTTAGCACGTGCATTGTGCCATCAGGATTTTGCAGGATTTCGGGTTTATTACCTTCTGCTGCTATGAATGCACCGCCCGGGTGATCTTCTGTACCCTTTGCGTATTGCGGTAACGGTGTAGCTGCTATGGTCGCTACCTGTACTGCTCCTAATATACCCGCGGCTGTTGCCCCTGTAAGGTCGCCCTTCGCCAAGAACGCGGTAATAGCTAATGCCGTATTGATACCCGCTTGGGATATGGCTGCAACCTTTTCATAGATAGCCTGCTTTTGCTTCGCTGCAATTTCTTCCTGTCTTAGCTTTTCTAAATCGGTAGCCCGTTGCGCTTCTGCACCTGCCAGTTTCTTTTGGTACTCCATTTCGGTTGCTGATGTAGCGGCAAGGTATTCTTTACGCTTGGCAAAGTCTTGGTCTAGTTGTGCTTTGCGCTTCTGTATTTCTCCTAATTCGTTTTCGGTAATGCTACGGCCTATCTGCGCCGAAAAGTTGGCTATCTCTGATAATACCTCTTTATATCGTGTCAGAAAGTCGTTGAGATTCCTTATTTTGTTCTCATTGGCTGTAGTAAATTGTTCTGTTTCAAGGTCAGATATTTGCTTGTTAATGCTGGCAACCTGATTGAGTGCCTTTACACGGTCATCACCTGTTAGATTCTTTGCGCTTTCCTCTGCTGCTTTCAGTTCGATCCGTAAACGCTCAATTGTCCATTTACGGATAATATCGGTACGTTTCTTTTCAAATACTTCCTGATTGGTTATTGTACCATCCTGGTATTGCTTGTTGAGGGCAATAAGTTCAGCGAACATAAACCGCTCGTTATTCATTACGTCCTGCTCAAATAGCGGCATTACGTCTTTGCCGGACGTTGGGTCTTTTTTCTTTATATTGAAATCTAATGAATTAAATGCCTTTCTCCCTTCGGCGTATATTTTAGGAAGTTCTTTACGCAGCCTAGCCCACATTGCCAAAAGACGTTTTTCATATTCTTCATCTAGTTTTTGCTGTTCCTCATATTTTTTACGCTCTGCTTCTACCTCTGCTGCTGTTGTATCAGCTTTTAGATCGACAATATCAAGTTGTAATTTTTCGCGCTCACGCCCGATGCTAGTCAATATCTCTCTTATGACGTTTCTGTCGCCTCTTATTTTCTCAATATCCTCTCTGCTAAAACCTATGTTTTGTATCAGGTAATTAGATGATAGCCTTGAAATTAAATCCTCTGTTGATTCGCCTCTTTTTTTATATTCAGATATAGACTTGGATAATTTTAAATACAATTGGTTGGTTTCTTCCAATTTCACAACCTGATAGGCTCTTAGTTGGTTTTCTTTAGCTAAAATATCCTCTGCACTAGCACCCCTAGCCTTTAGCATTTTGAGCTCATTCTTTAGTTGCCTTTCGCCCTCAAAGTTTAGATCATCCCTACGTTTGCTGCTGGCAGTTATTTTGTCAAAATACCGTTGTATGGAATCTATGAGACTTTCGTATGCATCTTTAGCCTTTTTGGCTTTTTCTTCATTATCGGTAAAAGATGTGGCAAGCAAAGTAAGCCCAGTTACCGCTAGTGAGGCTACGCCCGTAATGCCAAATAACGACTGTCGTACTAGTGATAATGCTGATACTGTAGGTTGTCCTGCTGCTGCAAGTTCCTTGTTCCTGTCAATAACCCTTTTAAAATCCTCTGCAACAGCAGTAAGGTTATTGGATAAGGACATTATAAATATTCTGAAAGATATGCCTGCGTTGGGCAATTCACGCCATATCTGATTAAGGTTTGTTAATGCGCTATTGTAATTACCCACATTCCTGTTGTGGATGCCAACTGCTGCATCTACACGCTTTAGGGTATCGCCCATCCTCATTGCTTCCTGCTGGGCTTCAATGTAGGCGGGATTTAGTTCCCCAACACTAAAAAACAGGTCACGGACGCGCTTTATTTGATCGCCATAGGCTTTGTTTAAAATGTCGTAGTCACTAGTAAGCTGCTTTACCTGCTTTTCTTCTGCTTTCTGTTGCTTTTCTACGTCTTTCCGTAGCTTATTTAGCTCCCTTAGCAGTTCTACTACCTCTTTTGTGGTTTTGGTTTCTTTTTGCTGCGCCTGTGTTACGCCATCTGTAGCAATCCGCATCCCGTTAAGATGGTTGACAGCATTTTCAACTAGGGTATTTAAGTCTGATACCGTTGCTGCCCCTTTCAGTTTAAACTCTATATTCCTCGTGAGGCTATTAAGTTCCAAAAATGGTTTTATAGCATCTTCTGTAGCCGATTTCAGCTCCCTTAGTTCCTTTATGGCTCCCGAGGCGACTACCTCTATTTTTTCATCCATGATTATTTAGTTTTTGGAGGTGCGGGTTTTATTGCTTTAGAAAACCTTTTGTATTGTAGGCAAAATTCCTTTACCGTTAAAATCCCAATGTTTATTATTTGTGGTGCAAATACTTGTGACATAGACAAACAAGCATCAATGAACCAATCCCAATTAACAACAGACTTTTTACCGCTATCTTTTTCATATTGACGGATCAAATCCTTTTGCCGTAGCTCCACTTTCTTTAACAGAGCTTCGATATGGTCTAGTTCCTCATTGTCTATTTCTTCGGGCTGGTACTTGTAGTTGACATTGCCGTCCTTTAGTGCCTGGTTGAGCGCATCTATCAAATCAGGGTGGTACACCTGCCTGCATACGTTAATACACATGCCTACGCGGGATAGATAGCTATTACGATACTCAATGCCCCCAATAAGCTGTATTTGCCCTGCGCTATCGTCTGCAATGGCATCGTGGTACTGCTCTATTAACTGGTTGGCTTGTTCGCGTGTAAGCTCTCCTAACTCCTTATCTACATACAAGGAAATGAACTTAGAAAGCGGGAATGTATTGATTGATATATTCACATATCAAAGATAATAAAAAAGCCCCCATGAATGGAGGCTACTGTTTACTGCTTGTCTGTGTCAGAAAATCAAATGTAAAAAATATTTTGGGAAGTGTTTGGTGTTACCACGGAGTAACATTATCTTTGTGTAACAAACAGAAAGATATGAAAAAGACTAAAAAACATTACTGCGTATTCCTTCAATTTGAGGCTTTTGAATTTAATATCGAGGCTACGAGCAAAGCCGAAGCAAAGCAAAAAGCACTCAAGAAACTCCAACGAAAGCAACTAAAATCACTTTTGGATAAAAATAATACAAGTGTAGATACTTACTAGCCTATGGACATACTAAAATACTTCAAACTTACCCCATTTATTAAAAAGTACTTGCCTCACATTAATAATGTAAAGTACAAGCTAAGCGGTAAGAACAGCAGTGGCAAGCCGTATGGTTTCAGCCCACAGGAGCAAGCCGAAATAATGGCGGAGATAGAAAAACTACTTGAACAATCTAAAAACAAATAGTATATGAAAGAGTACAAAGTAATTCACCTTGTCGATATATTAATATTTGAGCGAACAGTAGCTAAGTATATTAGCCAAGGATGGGAACTAGTTGGCGGCGTGTCTGTTTTTCATCATAGAGGCTATATGCATTATCATCAGGCAATAACTAGGTAGCAACCTGTAAAAACAAAACATATGGAAGATAACACACTGAAAGCGGGATGGATAAAAATAAACCCTGATGGATCATTAACAAGGGATTATTACGCGGGTGATTGGCGTGGAGAGCCGAACGAATTCGCAATAAAAAATGCTATAGAAGCTACAGGCGCGGACATTTCACCCCTTACCGCGCTACGATCCCTTGAAAACAACATGTCGGACAGCCTAAAGAAAGCTGAAAAACAAATACTCGACACCCGAGCCAACAGGGTAAATAACATCTGCTTTGCCATGCTCATATTGTTGTACGCTATCGGTGTAGGGATAGCTTTAAAATATTTGGTATGAAAAATACACCGATCGAAAAAGCAATTTCTGCAATAAAAGAAAGGAGGGAAGTAGTATCTAATTCGCCTGATTGTGACAAGGATTTAATAAATATGAAGCTGATTAGCTATGACGTATGTTTGAATATACTTGAAAATCTACTTCCAGTAGAAAAGGAATATTTTAAAACCATTATAAACAACCAATAACATGTACAAGCCTTTTAAACTTGAAGAAATACCGATCCATCCTGAATTTAACGATATAGAAACAGTCAAGACGACTGAATATTTTTTAGCGGTTAGAGGTGGTTTGGTCTACGTAGGAATCATAGATTTTGATGATATGCGATTCTATGGTCATGCTCTAGGTAAGATATACACGCTGTTCCATATTTCAGAAATAACCCACTACATGCTAATACCCGATTGCAGTCACTTAAAATAACACATAACATGACAAAAGAACAATACAAGCAAAGGCGCGATGAACTGGAAGCGCAAATAAAAGAACTTGAACAGCAGTACATTGATGCCTGCCCGTATAAAGTGGGGGACAAGGTTGTGGTGGTAACATATTTCTTAAAAGAAAAAGAAGTTTTTATTCAACATATAACTATCTCGCGAATGGAAAACAGATCGTTCTACGCCATTGATTTCGCAGCAGTAAAAAGAGACGGTACAATGTCGCAACAGGGCGCAGGGTTAAGTTGGCTTGGCTACAAAGACATCATCCGCAAAATTGACTAACCAATAAAACAAAAACAATGACTAAAGTAATTATCCTGGGTGAGCAACCCAAAGAAGAAAAGAAGTTGAAACCTATTGAGCTTATTAAATGGATCAGCTCTATTAAGGGTATTTGCGAAGGGGCTGTAGTCAAGCCGTCAGAATATGACTTTGTTGTGCTTCTTTCAAGACTATATGATGGCAGTGCATATGACTTGATGTATGTTTATGATAAGAACCAACAAATGAGTGGCACTCTTTACCTCGGTCACTTCAATGACGGTGTAGTAGAATGATAACCTTTTTATTCATTATCTCCGTGCTGGGTATGTACGTTGATTATAAATTACCAAAATGATAAAATACAAAATATTTTTTTACGAAAAAAATACCTGGTATAACGCCGGTGATAAAATGCTATCTACTTACCTATTCGCTTTTCATGTTAGGCAAGCATCAGAGTGCTTTTATAGTGAATATCCTGACACTATGATTATCGCAGGCATAGTAGAAGCAGATGAAACTATATTGCATGACGATGAAATGTACTTTAAATGATACTTCAAACAATAACCATTCTTTTAGTTGATGCTGTAGCCTTTATGGTGGCTATGCATTGGGCTGGAAGGTAAAACCAAACAACAATTTTATGAAAACAGGGATCGAACTAATTGCCGAAGAAAGGCAAGAACAAATTGAAAAACACTTGTATCGAGTGAAAGATGACGTAGACCATAATGGGGCTATGCAGTTATGCAATGCTGCTGTACACCTACTTGGCCAATATAGCTGTTTTGACTTTGATGATACAGAGGATTTTTTGCCGTCACAATGGAATGCAGAAATATATAAAAAGATGACACTAAAGAAATATAGGGAAAGATTAATAATTGCCGGTGCATTAATCGCCGCCGAAATAGACAGGATTCAAAATGCAGCTAATTAAACACCCGTTGCACCACAACAAAGTTAGACACATCATCATCGGGGGCTTTCACTGTATAGCCCCCGTTTATCATTCTGCATATCAGGAAGGATTCAAGATTTGCATATTTCTTCTTACCTCGTATCTCTGCCAGTTGTATTAGCCTTTCATCTTTGCTGCCTTTTAGTGATTTGCAGGTGCTGCAATTACTCATGATCGTACATCGGTTTACTTTCAGGCATTTTTCTATTATCCCTTTGCTTTAGGTACATCTTAAAGTCCGTGTAATAATATATAAACCTTATAAATGTCTTATGAACATTTATCCATTGTAAGGCTTTTCGTAGCATTACATCTATAATTATAGTAGAAAATAGGTTAAATGCGCCTATTAACAACAATGATATGGTTGTAGTTATTATTACAACTCCTATCACCCAACCTGCTAAACCTGTAAATTCAAAATTCATATTGTGTGTTTTTATCCGTAAATAATTAGTTTAAATTCCCTTACCATTGCTTTGCTCAATGATGGATACCATTGTGCCGCATAAGGCGCGCTAAGCCCCCATATTCTGTCACCATACTTGGTTGTCAGCTTGCCTGTTTTGCTGTCTGTAGAATCAAAGCCGTAACTATCGCCGTTTACTTTTAGAAAGATACCCCTGTGAAATGCGCCTGTTAGTTTTAGATCGGCAAAGCCAAGACCCGCCAAGCTGCTCAATCGGTACTTATCTATCGCGTACACACCACTACGGTACTTGCCAATCGGATTGCCGTTCTTATCCTTACCGTGTAGCATTTGATCCCGTTGTGCTGCTTCGGCTACCTGTTTGCTATCCTGCATGGCACGGGCTGTTATCGGTATAGCCTGCTGTATGGCCTTATCTATGCCGCGATGTAGGCTAAATAGTGTTGCCATTAGTATCGTCGCGTTTCTTTCCCACTATCGTGTATATTTGTTTGAGCGCTGCGCCTATTGCATCACCGTCTATTGGCCTTATCTCAAAGCTATCAGCAGCAAGCTTTATATCGTAGAATCCCCTAAACTGGTTTACAAAGCACTCCTTTAATGCTTGTTCGCTATATGCATTGGCTGTGAGCAAATCGCCATCATACAGGATTTGACCCCATAATGTGCCATCTGCTGCCGTTTCTACTATTATGGTATATTTAGGATGGTCTAACGTTCCTTTTATCAATGATGGGATTTGATTATCCATATACTAAAGGTTTATTTCAAGTTCTTTGCCCGCCAAACACCAATAAATATTTTGTAGCTGATGAAGGAATTTGCATTGGGCGTTGGTTTCAGAGTTATACCTAAATGTTATTGACCCGTTTGTGATATTCAGTTCTACTCCAATTTCAGGATGTCCTAATTCGTCCGCATCAAACCTTATTCTATATTTCGATTCATATGTTCTTACAAACCCCGCCTTTTCAAGTATTTCGGGCGTAATGGGGATGGGATCAATATCATTGTTGGTTAACTGGACTTCTACGCCGTTCCTTTCGACTACTAAGATGCCATACTTGTTTAATGAAACAACTTCCCAATATAACTTTTGGTAAAAAACTAAAGCCCCTAAACTTAATTCATGTGTCTGTATCATATCATTTTTGTTTCTACAAATATATAAAAAGCCCCGTAAATTAATACAGGGCTTTCATTTTGATTGTACTTACTAATGCTTACTTTTCGGTCTTTGGCTTGGCTTCGGTCTTTGGCTGCGCATCCTGCCATGTTTCTTTTATGGCGTTATCGTTCTTGCCAAATGAGGCATAAACATGCTCTTTGGTTTTGATGTGCGCCAAAAAATCATCGGCACTTTTAAACCTTTTAAGCATGGCTTTGTTAATGCCCGTATTTGAATTGCCAGCCTTTACCTTTATTGCGTTTGTCTTTTTCATAACGTTATGGTCTTGTTATTACAATAGATTGTGCTGCTTCGTAGTATTCAATGCCCAGTGCTGCCAGTGCTGATACGCTTGCCAGTGTCAATACCATTGATTGCCCCGATGCAGGATAATAGGTATCCTTAGCATCTGCATCTATCAGTAGTATCTTTTGCTCATTCACCGTTACCACCGTTACTGAATCAATGGTTATCGCGTTACCCGTAGCCCTGTTGGTCAGTACGAATGCATCAGGATCGTTAAGCAGCGTTGGGTATGCATCAACCAGGTTCTCCGCACCGCAACACGCAGCAATACCCACTTGGAATGTACCAGTTGTAGGGTTGGTAAAGGCTATCAATGATAGATAAGCGTTCTGTACCTGTTCAAGGTCTGACAGGCTGAAATTAAGCTGTACACTCGAAGCATTGACGTTCAGCGATTGGAAGTTAGCGAACTCTAGCGCGAAATAGTAACGTGTTGGTTCTTCCTCGCTTGCCCACACCAAAGGCTCTATGTATATTTCCGAAAGACGGATAGGCTTAATGCCTGTTATCGTGCCGTTTACATCGGTTACATTTTCGCCCCATACTTTGCCGCCTGCATCCCATATCAGTACGCCAAAGTTGCCCTGTTGGTCGTTGTAGCCGCGGTATAGCTGATCCTGTACGCATTTGCTTAGCGTATGCTCCATCCTGAAACGGTTAACCACATCACGCGTTACTTTAGATGTGCCGTTGGGATAAGTAAACCTTTGTACGTCCTCTGATTGATTTTCGGACATGAAAGCAGGAACGAAAGACCCCCTTTCTGATGGTGTATCGTCTGTGAAAATGGCCTGAAACAGTGTACGCGCATTCAACAACTCCGTGGCAGTAAATACTTCGTTCAGCCTGTGGAACGAAACGCCTACTACCTTGCTTGGGTTATTGTTGCAGCTGCCTGTACCAAGATTTGATCCACCTGCGAAACAATCGGTAAAATTAATTGCTGCCATTATTTAATAATGTTTTTCTGTTAGTTAATGTTTTGTGGATAATAACACGCCTCGCTCAATGGTATTTCTAGCCCCTGTATGTCGATTGCATCAACTTGGTCGTTTAGCTTGTTGGCTGTATTTGTAGTGCCGTCTCCGAAATCCTCGCGCCCCCAGTATTTGCGCTCCGTGTAGTCGAACGTCATATTTGCCCTGTCAGAGATAACAAAGAATTGCCTGTTATTGGCTATGCCTTGTATTAATTTATCTGCAATAGGGCGTAATACGGGTTCAAATACTATATCTTCACGCTGCTCGGAACTGTAGGGCTTTTCCGTATGATGACAAACAATCAGCCTTACGGTCGCAGTGCTGTAGCCTCGCGGGTTAATGTTGTAGGTTATATCCTCTGGCAACCAAACCAACGGGAAACGCAGCTTTTTAGACGCGGGTTCTTGTGCCATTTCCTTTAAATGCTGGATTAGTTCCCATATGTGCCCATGATAGTAATTAACCGCCTGTATTTGGCTAGTATAGCCCGTAGCGGCGGTTTCTCTTTCCTGTAGGTACGCAATGAAATCATCCGATGATATTTTATCTACCACCTGCCTCATTGATTGCGTTACTGGATATTTTACTATCATATGCCTACTCTGTTACCGCCTCCGTTATGATAATAAAATGGGTTAATCCTATCATTCCATGTATTGAAATACCTATAGTAGGTAGCATAGCTGTAATACCATATGTTGGTATCAAATTCAGGGTACGTGTCTTTGTTCCTTTCAAGGAAATAGTACATATCCTGGTTAACCTTCACCATCTTACGCCATGCCAGCACCATCTTATCAACGGGGCTAACCCTAGTGGAGTTCTCCGCATTGCTTGTTACCGCACCAACACCCGATATTGTTTGAGCGTTGTTTTTGACATACTGGTAAAAAACATAGTCGGCAATTGGGCTAGTCTTTGTTGTACCATTAACCAGCCCTTGCCACCTATATGATTCACCGTTGTACTCGTATACCTTACCGTTTAGCAAGTCCTGAAACCTGCTATCTGATATGTTGGCTAAAAACAGTTGAGCGAAACTAACACCCATAACCCCGTCTAAGTATTCAGGCTCATACACATTTATTGAATCAGTAAGGGAGGCTATTATACTGCCCTTATCTGCGTTCTCAATCAATATATCCCTTACAAAATAGTCTGGTGTTATGAGTGCCATGTGTTATGCTTTATCTTCGTCCTCCAGGAACATCACGTATGAATTAAGAACGCCTGTACCCGTAGAGCTTAGTTGTACCCTGTAGTAAATAGCTTTACGATCAACCAAAGACCATGCAAAAGATTGGTCTGCAACATCTGTTAGCGTTGCTGCTGTTTGTCCCGGTACTGCTGCCCATTTAACGCCATCCAATGATATTTGCGGGGTGGCTGTGCCTGCCGCTGCACCTGATGCGCGGGTAATAGCTATTTGAATAGTAATGTTGCCGCTGTTACCGTTCCATTGTCCTGTATCAAACGTTTTGGTTTCGGTGTTCGTGTTTGTCGTAGTGCCTGTTAAGGGCGCACGTTTTAGTGTCGGGCTTGCCATTATTTACCTTCTTTAGATGGTTTTGAATTAGCGTTAGGGTCTTCGAGTGTAGCCATGCCGCTGTCTATCAGCTTTTGCACTACTGCACTGTGTACCTTGTACGCCTTACCTGTGCCCATTGGGCTTTTTGCAGTACCGTATACGGTTACTTCATCTTTAGGCAATACTTCGCCTTCTTTCATGCCTTCTTTAGGCTTTCTTTCTGCTTGTGACATAATTATGCTTGTGTTAATAGTGCTTTTACAACATCAAAATTGAATGATACGAATGAACCCGTATGAGCCGTAGCGATATAGTCGTGGAAGAACTTTTCAACGATAACGCGCATTTGGTTGTTATCGAAATCAGATACAACGCTGGTAACAGGGCTTGAACCCGTAACAGTCACACCGTAGCCGATGCGGATAGTCCATGCTTCATCACGTATTTTCCAAAGACCTGATTCACCAAGTATAGCAGTACCTACAGGTACATAGTTAGATGTTCTTACAGTAAAGCCCATCATGATGGTTTCTCCATCAGGGTTATACATTGGGATAGGAAGGAAGAATGAACCCTGTGTATTTTGCTGCAATGCGATACGCCACATATCCTGTGGGTTCAGTATCAACATATCCGGGTTAAAGTTCAGCGACTGTATTTGCGCTGCTACTGCGCCTATAGCGTGGTAGTCTGTAGGGTTAACGTATTGGCCATCCAATGCAGTGCCCGTGTAGCCTGCCGCATCTGCTAGCAGGTCGGTAGTCAGGATTGCTGAATAATCGCGCTCGCCTTTGTCCATGATAAGTTCGCGGATAATGCGGTATGCCTCTTTGTAGAATTTGGCAAACTCTTCCGTGATGATGTACTTAGCGGCTACTTTCTTTGCAGTAGATACGTTACGCACAATATCATAGGATACCAGCGGCTTAGTTGCGCCTTCTGCTACTATAGCAAATGCACCTTCTTCGTCACCTTCTTCAAGCCATGTCAGGTATTTATCTACCTCTGCAACAATGGTACGGTCTGCCATGTCGTACACATATTGGCGCGGCCTGCGTTTCTTTACGAATTCAAGCTGCGTGAATGATTCTAGTATGTCATCAGGCACGGCCGTGTTGTCTACCGTATTGCCTGTAGTCATAACAGCAGCAGCGCGAACATTCAATTTGATTTCTGCGCCATTTACTTTGTTGGTAAACAAACTACGAACGTTATCAACGTTTTTGTCAAGAAATTCCTGAATAACGTTAATGCGTTGATTCGTGTTTTGCGTACGCTGCTGTGACAGTTTCTCTACTTCACCCGCTACTTTAGTGATGCTTTCCTGAAACTTAGCAGGGTCAAAGCTGCGCAATGCATCAATAGGCATACCTTCCAGCACCTTGTTGATGATGCCTTTTACCTGGTCTTCGTTTTGAAAACCACGCGTTTGATTCTCTACCGTTTCTTTTACCTTAGCCAAAAGGGCTTTAGTTTCTTCACTTGGTTCGCCGTCTGTTTTATAAGCGGCGTTGACGAAGTTGATTAGCCCCGCCTGCCTGCTCTGAATCTTGGCAGCGCGTTTAGGGAATTGCAAATAACTACGTTTCATTGATAAAAATTAAAAGTTGTTGATAATGTATGATATGTCCACTCCCTGCGGCTTATCTATTTCGAGTGTGCGCTGCTCGGACGGCTCGAAGTTGGCAAGTGCTTTATGACGGGAAAAAAGTTGACGCGCTTCTAATTGCTTATTGCGCGGTAATGATTTTATAAAGTATTCGGTTTCGTCGTTCAGATAGTCCAAATCCTCTGCTGATCGTACAGTATAGGTAGTAAGCCCGCTGGGGATAGTCGCTACAGATAGCTCAAATAACTGGCATTCACGGACAATGATGGATTCTGTTGCTTCATCCCACTCCATTTTGTCCCATATGTAGTTGAAACCTTGAGAATAGTTGTTCAATGTACCGCTGCGCAACTGTATTAGGGTTTGCTCTGCTCTGTCAACGGCATCCAATGGCTTTGTGCGGAAGTAAAGACCCGTATCATCTTCTTTCAGTTCCTCGAACAGGGACAAAGGCTCATCCGTATTGTGGTTGTACAGAAACTTTATTTCATAACTGCTGCCTGATCCTGGGCCATGTTCACGGATTGATTTAGCAAATGCGCCCTTTACAAATATTTCGCCATGCAGGTTTCTTTCGCCCCATATTACCGCGTAACCTTCTACAATGCGCTGATCCAAAAGAGATTTGTCAAGCTCACCGCGTTCATTTACGCTCACATTGCTATAGCTTATCGCTCCTGCTCTGCGTTTTAGTTCCTGTATCTTTGGGTGTAGTGTCATACGCCAAAAAGAAAAACGCACTACATGCCACCTGAATGACACATAATGCGTTTATGTTTTAGTAGTTCCGTCATTGTTTTTCTTCGTGCATCTTCACACGTTTATTGTCGTTCTGCGGTTAGTGTGTTAGTGTTTGTGCAATCTGTTCCCTGCGTCTCGAAAGCACCACCCCAGATATAGACCCAATCAGTAGCCCGTCACACTATTATCTATATTAGCTCTGAACAACAAAGCAAATATAACAATTTATTTATTCGCGCAAACTATTTTGTTTAACTGTTATTATCAGCGTATTATCTGCAAAAGTTACATTATCCAACTCATAGAATGCCGTAGGCTTACCTTTCACTTCGTAAAATGGTCTTATGGTAAACAATCCCTTTAACTGTTCATCAGACATATTAGTAAAGTCTACTGGTTTCATAAATCATGTGTTTTGTGTGAATTTAGGAATTATTTTGTTGCGTATTAGTGCTTTCTTCCTGATTGTCTTGGCTGCTATTAGCCGCTACACTTTTCAAGTTCAATGCATTCTTAACCGTTTCTAGCTGCTCTGGTGTCATATCGAATATATACAGCCCGTATAACGGGTTGGTGCTTTCATCGGCTCCCGAAGCCACAAGACAGTCATTCAGTGTCTTTATGCCATTCTGCCATGCTAGTATATTCGTTGTAGTGTTAATCTTGTCTACATCCGCGCGCTCTTTCTTGTTCTCCTGTAGTATGTCCACATGGCTGAAATCTGCATTTATGTACTTCCTTTCAGCCTCCAGGTTAAAGAAATTGGTAAACGCTTCTGCGTACCGCTGTGCCATCGGGATAATAACATCAGAATAGAAAGACTTTAAGTCTGCATTGGCATTGCTGAATGTGCTTTGATCCTTAGTTGGTACTAAATGCCGTGGCACTCGTAATGCTGCATATATTGCCACTGCATCGGTTTGTGTTTCATCGAATGGCAATAAATCCTGTATGCTGCTACCAACTTGCAGGTAATTCATTGCCTGATTAGACACTGCATACAAACCGCGCCCATGTGTAACACCGTAGTTAGCCTGTAGGTCGGCAAGGAAATTAGCCTTTTCCGTAGATGTTAGCGGCACTGTACCATCTTCATCCGTCTTGGCTGAAACAAATATACCCTGTGGCCCTTGCTTAAAATAGATAGCCCCTCGGGCTGCATATACCAGCAAAAGATTCTTTATTGCCTTGCCTGCTCCGCTTAATGGGCTACGGGTTTTGCGTATGTCATTGCCGAATTGCAGGGATAACCTTACCAACGGCAACACCTTGTCAGGCTCAAAGTCACGCATTGCGCCGTTATCGGTCACACGGTATCTGCTCACAAAGTCTTTAACATCGGTTGCGGCGTAGGTATTTACGCCCTGCTTATGGTCAATAATGACATTTTGCGCAGGCAATACCCACCAGTTGACAGTTGAACGCCATTCATTAGGCAGTATAGCAGGTCGATTAGCATATATAAATGATTTACCCGTTAACAACTCATAGCACACAGCCATGTAAATGAAATCCTTAAATGGCTGTAGCGGGTTTGGATTGCTGAACAGGCGGTTAAATGCCGCATCCGTGTAGATTGTTTCATCATCATGCTTGCCGCCTGATTTGCGTACTTTGCGTAGCTCCCATATAGCATCGGACACCCGCGAAGCTATTTCATGCACGGGTGCAAATATTTCAGGCACACAATAAAACAGGTTAATGAAGTTCTGTTCGCCGTATGTACCATATAGAATATCGTCTATATAAGCCTCAATATCAAACCCGCGCCCTAGCATGGCAGGCGGCATGTCTGAATACTCCCATTGTGGCAGCCCATTGGAATCATATCCAGGTAAACCAGCATAAGGCGAAGGCCATCCCTTATCGTTAACAAATACCTTTTCTGGGAACGGATCGGGCGAACTGTAAGACCTGCCAAATATTTTAGGGAGCTTCATTTACTGAATTTGAATGCTAAAATAAGAAATATTTATCTACCCTTTTTGGAGTAAATTTTTACTGGGTCTACCGACCACAGAGAGCATTGTTCTAATGTTTCATTTGTTATTTCACGACCATAGTCGCGCCCTTCTACTATAATAAACTTTTCATTATCCCATATGTGCCAGCACGGCTCATCCCACCTATACATGTGCCGTATGCTTATCCAAAAGCTTTTAGCTTCTTCTGCGGAATCAAAATCTCTTACAAAGTCAATCATCCCACCATTTGGATAATGAGTGTCAGCAGCAAACAAAAAGAATCGTTTCATATTTGCGAAGATATAAATATTTATGTGTAGAACACATGTTCAAAGTTAGTGTTATAATACTTAGCTAGTTCTGCCAGCGAATCAGGCGCGTCCTCGTGCTGCACTTTGCCCACTTTAAGATACGATGTTAATTGCTGCATAAACTTAAAGTATTCGGGTATTTGCTTGTAATCTTTACGGAAAACAAAGTGGTTACGAATAAAAGCAGCCTGTGCTAATATACGGGTATGCTTATTCTGTGTATTGGATATTATGCGTATTTCGCAATCGCTGTTCTTGTCTTGTACACCTGCACGTATCTGCTTGCAAAATATTTTCCATGCGCTATTACCCTCGGCTCGGGTATGATTGATTTTGTTGCGTAGTATCATATCAATGCAGCGCGGCAAATTCAAATCTGTACCATCCTTGTTAAATATAACCTCGGGCACATAAATCTTATTGCCTGCCAGATACCCGTATGGTGCTGCCAAATCATCGCCGCCCTCGTCCGCTGGGTCAATTGCAGCCGCCTTAAATTCAGGTTCGGGGAATCGCTCAAAGTCCATGAACGTTAGTTCTTCCTCGGGGAATAGTAGACCTTCTTTAGGCTTAGGATTCTGCTGGTACTGGGTTTCAAATACAGTCGGGTTTACCTCTTTCAGCTTATGCAGTTCTTCTACAGTATGTTTAAAAGGCCATAAGGCTTTCATTTCTCCACCTTCTACATACAGGCAGGGCAATGATATTACCTCCCATTCGTCAGGTTCTATCTCTTGCAGGTACCCCGTTAAATCCATCGGGTGTAGCCGCTGCATAATGATGATTATAGGAGTATGCCTGCTGTTAACCCTGTTCCTTACCGTAGAATCAAACCTATAATTTACCCTGTTGCGTATAGTTTCGCTGTCTGCGTCCTCGGGCTTAATCGGGTCATCTATGATTATTGCCCCGCCAAAACGGTACTTTATATCTAAAATATGCTCTTCGGAATAATGCCCGTCTATTGAGGCTAAGAATTCATCTAAATCATCATCTGGATCATCTACGGCACCAGCACCGAAACCCGTAACGCTACCACCCGCTGAACGCGCCAACACGCCGCCGCCTGCTGTGGTGTACCACTTTTCTTTTGCCTTGCTGGATTTCTTTATCTGTACTTCGGGGAATAGCATTTGATAATCAGCCGATTGGCAAAGGTCTTTTACCGTTTCGCTGTTATCTAGTGCCAAACTGTCAGAGTAAGATAGATGGATAAATTTAGCCGATGGATTCAGGGCTAACCCGTTACTTATGAAGTTCTTAACGGCTATCTCTGTCTTTGAATACCTGGGAGCAACATTGATGATTAGCCGTCTGCATTTGCCCAATAACACCCTTTCTAATGCTTCGGTTATTACCTCATGGTGGGTATTAACTACGAATTTTCGGTTATACTGTTTCTTAAAGAAATAGCGCGTATGAAATAGCAACTCCTTTTGGCACTTCACACGCGCTACCTTAGCGGTCTTTATTTCATCCTCGGTTATTATCATACTTCACCTTCCAATGCATCAGATATATCTTTGGCTTCTTCTCGGGTTACAGATACGTTAATATTCTGTGTACCTACCACTTCCTGCTTCTCCCTCCACTTATCAGGGTGTCTATTCATCAGCCAAAATCTAACAGCACGGAAATCAGGCACATTATAGCGGACATTGGTAATATTAAACGAACCTTCCCCGTTTTCGCCAAAACTTTGCTCTTTGTATTCAAATCCACTAGCTAATTGATACAGCTTACCCCCTATTTCGGCATCAGCTTGCACCTTCCCGCGTGAAATGGACTCCAAAAACTCTGAATATCCTAATTTCCAGTTATTTATAGTTGTCTCACAAACATTGAAGAAGTCCCCTATTTCCTTGTCCGTAGCACCCAACAGACACAGTTTATACACCTGATCGGCATATTCTGCCTTATACTTTGTTGGCGCACCCCCTTTATTCCCTTCGCTCATTGTGTGTTTGTATTTATTGGTTAATATTTACCGTCTGCATCGTTTATTTTACGCATCTCCGCCCATTTTTCTAACTTTTTCTTAGTTAATTGCTTCTTATCGTTTAGCATTTTGAATATTGTCAAAGCAACTTCGCTATATGGCGCACTTGTATAAACCCCTGGAACTGTTTTAACTGTCATTGCAATAGGTGTATATCCCCAACCTAAGCAGGCGTTATCAGGGTCTACTTCATCTACTGCTGTGCATTGTATCGTGTAATCATCTGGGCTATCAGGGTCATCTACCCTGTTGGAGTGATAGCCCTGTGTACCACACTTAGGACAGCCATTTGTACGCCCTGCTATTACTAGTTCATCATTTATGAAATCCAGCATATCAGCTAATTGCGTATCATTTATTAGCCCTTCGTCACGTAGTTCTAATATCTGATACGGTCTTGGTAGTTTATTTTCAGGTTGTGGTATTGCCATGAGTGTAAAGATAAGATAATATTTAATTATGCTCGTTTTCTGCAATAAATTCTGATGCAGGTATAATAGTGTGCCCCCTCCATTGGGCGTAACCTCTGCTTTCCATTAGTCCTTCTTTTGGGTTAAAGCAGGTTTGGCCTTCTTTGTATGCAGACATATACCCTATAACCCGATCCTGTGCATACGGCTTCCCGTCCTTCCATTTTAACCCGTGTGCGTTAAGTATTCTGCATACTATTGAAGCCTCTTCATTGGTAAGGCAATGTATCGTTATACTGTCTTTTGATTTTAAAATATCATTTAGCTTCATTATGCTCATTATACAACGTGATGAAATTGTAAAGGGAAATGGCTAGGGGTTCAGGGGTAGCATAGGTTTCAAGAATACAAAAGTGCAATTTAGTAGCCAATGCTTGACAAAAGGCGACAGCACTACTTGAAGCCTTTGAATCTCCGAAACTGTACAAGGAGCTAATCGAAAAATTTGACGGCGATGTTGTTCCAACCAACTTATCAGTTCATCTATCCGGCTACACAGCCGCAACAACAAGCGCCACTATTGCTGTCTGAGAGCTTAAATGAAGAACGGTTGCCGATAAGATTAACTGAAGGGAAACGCGCATATTTGTCGTACCCATCTGGATTAAATGAAAAGGATATTGCTATTTTGAAATTGCAGTTAGAATCACTTGCATTAACGCTATAAAAAAAGGGCAACATTGTCGCCCCTGTTGGTTAGTTCGCTAAAATCATAACCAGTACAAATATACTAAGAAAAAAATAAAGGGCAAAATGCCCTTCAAAATAGCTCGGAAACAGCAAGCGCAGCAAATAGATACTGCGGCTCACATTAGAGGTCTGAATATTGCCGTTGGTCTCATTAGCCAACTACAAACATCAGCTAGTTGTTTTCTTACACGGTGACTGTTGCTGGAACAACAGAAGCCGAGGGGGAATAAACACATCAAAGTATGTGCTGTTGAACTCTGTAAAAACTCAACCTTCATTAGGTCTCTCATTAGGCTAAGTGGGTTTTTACAGGGGTTCTCCCTTTTTACAAAGATACAAGATTCTTATAAACACGTAATTTCGTACCACATGGCTAAAGCAGCGAAGAAAAAAGAGCCTAAGAAACGTGCTGAGAAGTACGAAGATAAAGTAACCTTTGAGGGTACTTTTGAAGATATGATAGGCATATCAGTAAAGGATGCTGAAAAAAAATCTGACGCAAAAAAATCCGAGAATAAAAAAGATTCTTAACTTTATAATGTTATAAAGAGCGGCGAGTAGTTTAATGGATAGAACACCGCTTTGCCGAAGACGGAGGTGGGGGTTCGATTCCCTCCTGGTATTTTAAAAAGCCACCTTATTAGGTGGCTTTTGCTCTTGATGCCTTGTCCCAACTTGTATATAGTTACCTGTTAAAGACTATCTGTCTATCTGCTTTTTTCATTTGCTTTACTTCTACATACTAAATAAACGGTTGTTCCTTGTGGCTGATAGGGTACAATAGAATCAAAAATAATCTTTGTGTACCTATCTACTGCATCATGTACCCTACGCCAATCATGGTTGTATAACTGGTCGTTCAAATAGCCATCCCGTGTTATATCCGTTGGGCTTAGCTTGAATTTCTTTTCGGGTGTGTGAATCTCAAAGTGGTACATGGTTATACTGTTAATTGATTCATAATAGAGAAAATTGCTGCTGCCACTGCCGGTACTTGCCCATTTCTAATGGTATCAGACTGCTCCACCCCAAAGGCCAACCCATCATTAGTTCTTCCAGTTCCGATGATCTCTTTCTCCCAATCAATATTTCCCCATTTTTCTTTTTCCTGAATGGGTTCCCACTGCCACCCCATTCGTCTATCCTGCCAACTACATGATTTTTCCCGTGATTGCTCGTTCCGCTGGGGGTAGGCCAATAACCAAATTCTTTTCCTATGGTGGTTTGCTCCAATGTCGGAAGCTCCCAACACGCCCCATATAGCATTATACCCCATTTCGGAAAAGTCTTTGAGTACTGTTCCCAATCCCCTAGAAGTGAGAAGCGGGGAGTTTTCCACGAACACGAGCGCGGGTCGTATTTCGCAAACCATCCTGGCATATTCCCTCCATAATCCGCTATTTTCTCCATTGATACCCGCACCCTTTCCAGCACTTGAAATATCTTGGCATGGGAATCCCCCTGAAATAATGAGGTTATCACGCACCAGTTTAAGGTCTTTAATGAAATCTGCGCATTCGGGGTTATCTGATAGGAATGTTTCAACGTTATCCCAAATTGGGAAAGCAGGGAGTATTCCGTCATTTTGTCTTTGCATGAGTACCCCACGAGGATATTCTTCAATTTCAATGGCGCAAACGGTTTGTATTCCGAGCATTTTGCTAGCGAGTATTCCTCCACCAGCACCCGAGAAAAGTGCCAACTCATACATTTAAATCTGTTTTTAAGAACCCAGGAACATATTTCATTTCCTTTTCGGGTATCAAGTGAATAAAATTATTTAACCTTTCCTTTGCCAGTTTCACAACGGGCATTTTAGCTGCTTTGTCTTGTCGTCCGTCAAAATCTGTGTGGCATTAAAGCTAGAAAAATGAGGGAATGATAATGTCGATCCTGATTTTCTTAATTTGATGATTTGTTTCATAATTTTTGTTTTTTATTGGTTATCGTTTTGTTGATTTTGCTTTTCGCGTTCCATCAATACGTTTTCGTAAAATATATTAATTTTTTCTTTTGACTTTTCAATTTCCTGTTTTCTTTGTTCGATTTCTTTAGCCTTATCCTGTACTAATTCACCCGATAATTTCATTCTCAAATCCCGTAGTGGCTTAACGCGCCAGTATTCATATGCATTTGCCAGACACGCCCAATGAGGGAAAAATGAAAGTCGTGTGTTGACAATCCAGAAACTTGAATGGCTTTTTAGGCTTCTTTCATACTCCATATGCTCCCTTTCTGTTAGTTCGGCAACACCTTCACGCCTGAATGCATCATAAGCCCCCTTTATTTGCCCAATAGTGCTAATATCCAGCCTGTCTAATATCTTGACACCTAAATGGTTTCTTTTAGCCATTGTGAGCATTATAGCGTAATCTTCCATTCTGTAGTCTCCGCATTCATCCCGTAACATTGTTGCGGCATCTATTATTTGATCCTCTGTCATGTTCCTAACCACATTGAAACTATCGCAAAAATCCCTTAGCAAACATATTAGTACCATTGTAATTTCCTTTTTACCATGCTCGGCAACCAAAGTAGCAACTGGAATATTATACCGCAAAGCGTGCCAATCGGGTTGACCTTTTGGCATTGAAACAGAAATGAATTCAGACAGTTCCATCTTTGCCATTGTTTTCTCAATACCCGTTTTGCCATCAGTCATCAGGATACAGGAGATTAAGTTTTTGGAGTGCGCTCTGAAAAGTTCCACGTCCTGTTTCGCCGTTTGCCTTGCTATTTGCATATGTTACGATTTTATCGAATTGTCTACTAAGATTGCTTAACAAAAAATTACTATTTAACCACTTGTCCTCAATTGCTACATCTAGGAACATGTTAAGGGTTGCCGCCGCGTGTTGCTCCGTCCATTCCATTCCTTTCATCGCTGCGCGGGTCTGTAGCCTCGAAAGTATGTTTTTGAAATCCCTCGGATCGCTACCTGAAAAACTGGGTTTGTGATTGAATTTACCTTCATAGAACAAAAACCAAGTATCAACAAGCGTTTGCCAATGTGGCGTACTTTCTTCTTTTTTTTGCGCGGAAGGTTTTTTTTCTTCTTTGCCTTTTTCTTTTTTAGGGCTTTCAGGTTTTTTTTCTTGCCCAAATACGTTAGTATTTGGAATATTACTTAATACTGTGTTATTACTTAATATAGTATTATCTATAAGTATAGTGTTTGGGTCAGTAACTGGGTCAGAAATTGACCCGGTTTCGGGTTTTTCTTGTAAAACTGGGTCAGTTTGCGGGTCAGAAATTGACCCAGTTCCTGATACGGTTTTTTTAACTGGGCTACTTACTGGGTCAGTAACTGGGTCAGAAATTGACCCGGTTCGCAATAGAAAATATCTTGTTTGACCTTCTGTGTTACGTGACTTTATGTCAGGAGTTTCGCATTTAATCATACCATATGA